AAAAAAAGCCTTGACAATCCCACGAATCAGTGTTAATATGTATGTATAAATTGATGAAAGAGAGTGATAATATGATGAATGATGCGATGACAACCCTGATGAAAACAATCAAAGAAGACTATTACAGATGGACTTCACGTAACTATACTAAAGAGTTGAGTGAGATCAATGTCAATATGATCAACGAATTCAACGAAAATCTGACTTTCGAAGAAGGTCGCAAGTACATCAAAGTTATCTCTAACCGTTCTGTTTGGGGCTTCATTATGAAAGCCGATGATAAGATGTTCAAAGCTGGCGACATTTTGAAAGCCGCTGGTTGGAATGCTCCTGCTCGTAACAAAGCACGTGGCAACATCTTTACCGACTTGTCTTGGGTTCAGTGGACTGGCCCTGCGTATCTTTAAGGAGTTTCGATATGAATTTTTATAGTACTCTTGGTGCAATTTTAGCGGCTGGCATTATGGCTAGTGGGTTTACCTATGCTGTCTTGGTGGGCGCATCATTGCCTGATGTATGGTTCTCACACTCTACAAACGAGTGTGTTAAAGTTCTCAATTATGAAGAGGGTGATAATTACAGTTGTGAAAATCTCCCAAAACGTTTTTATCACGTGTGGGTAAAGTAAAGGATATAATATGTGTAAAGTTGAATTTCAAAAATACGTCTTAAGTGGTATAGCAGAAGGTCTTACCATTACTGAAAAGATGAAGTTTGTTGACTGGAGTGATGCGTGTGATTGGGCTGGTAAAGTAACCATGTCTCTAAAGACACCCTTCGTTATTCTTGAGATGACAAATCTCGAAACTGGTCAAGTTGAGAACTTCTGATGTTCAAGACTATAGTATATTTATTAGCGTTCTTGTTCTTAACGGGCTGTACAGTCGCCTACGTAGTACATACATGGTCTGACTGTTTAGAAGAGAATAGTTGGATAACATGTTCTCGGATGCTAAGTAAGTGATTAGAAAGGTACATATCTATGGAGAAGATATATCATCTCACCGCACTGGTAGCTTGCATGACATTAATGTATCAATCATTAATCACGTGCTTGGCTTTGAACCCAATTATGATGACGATCCAGACAAGGTTGAAAACTCATGGGCGTTTACTGTAGATGATTTTGCATGTGCCATATGGGATTACAACGGTTCACATAGAGTTGGTACATACTCTACGTTTGGACCTGATGATGTTTTTGCAGACCTGTTTGGAGATAAGTATACCTCTTTTGGTCATAGTATAAATAATGTTGTATTATAAACTATTACTTTGAGGTTAAGATGGGATTTAAACTAGCAGGTATTTTAGTGATCGTGATGGGAGTAATGGTAGCAGGCGGTTATTGGTATTACAATGACACGCAAGAACGCATTGCAATCTTGACAGAGAACAATGCAAAGCTACAGACAGCGGTCGCAACAAACGAAGAGACTATTACCTCTTTACAAGCAGACTATGCTAAGATACAGGAGACGAACAGCGAACTAAACGATAAGTTTGCAAGCATTCGTAAACAGAACTCAGTTCTATCTGATAAGTTATCTAAGCATGATCTAGGTGTTCTAGGAGCCAACAAACCAGGCTTGGTAGAACGTGTTATTAATGGTGCATCAGCAAAAGCGGGTCGTTGCTTTGAATTGATTTCTGGTGCAGAACTAACGGAGAAAGAGACTAATGCAAAATCAGCGAAGTCGTTCAATAGTGAATGCCCTTGGCTTTACGATGATTATATTGAGTCTGGGCGGTTGCAGTCTACTAAGCAACCCGAAGCCTCAGGTAATTGAGATATCATCTAAGCCAGTAGAGAAGCCGCAGTTAGTCTTACCACGTGCAGATGAAATTAATCTGCGTGACGTTAAATGGGTGATTTTGACACCTGAGAATTTTGATGAGCAAGTTGCTAAGATATCTAAAGACGGTAGACCAGTAGCTTTCTTTTCACTAACGGATAAAGGCTATGAAAGTCTGGGCATGAACTTGTCTGATCTACGTGCTTATATCCAACAGCAACAAGCTATTATAGATGGTTATAAAGCTTACTATGTAGAAGCAGAAGAAGCACTAGAGGGTGCAGTTACAAAGGATTAGATTATGAAACTTGCGACATTGACTACGATTGCCTTATTGGCATCGACTACAGCATACGCAAACAGTGGTGATACTGTCAAAGCATGGGTAGGCGATACTTACACTACAGTATATGAGCGAACTCCGTACACAAAGAAAGAATGTGTCAACGTGGATGTTCCTGTATATGGTACAATCAAAAGAAACGGTAACGCTGGCGAAGGCGCTTTACTGGGCATGATCCTTGGTGGGTTGCTCGGCAAAGGTGCTACGGGCAAAGATGACGGTGCTGTCGCTGGAGCAGTGATCGGAGGAGTTGTTGGTGCTAATAATAGCCAGAAGACTGAACAAGTTATTACTGGTTACACTAAAGAGCGCCGATGTGATAATGTTACATACTATCGTAATGAAGAGAAGATCGTATACGAATACTCTACTATTACGTTTGACTTGAATGGTGAGACTTACACTCTATCATTTGAAAAATAGAATAGCAGTCTCCTTAGCTCAACCGGATAGAGCAACAGCCTTCTAAGCTGTAGGTTTCAGGTTCGAGTCCTGAAGGGGACGCCAAAATTGAGGACTAGATTATGAGTGATTGGAATAAAGACCAACCTAAGGTATCATATACATTTACTACTAGCTATGATACTTACCCAACCACATACACAGTATTAGCAGACGGGTTTGCGTTTTCTATCTTACCTGATCTGGACGCCATCTATACGAAGGCAGATAAAGAGTTTGACGCAATGGAAGATCAAACTTCCGTTGCCAGACAAATGTTAAATGATATTGGTATTAATTGGAATGAGGAATAATTATGTTAAGTAATCCAGAAGACCGCAAGAAACTGTTGGGTGCAATCAAAGAGATTGACAACTCTATGACACGTGTTGCGGCAGAACGTGACTTTCAGAAAGACGCAGTGAATGATATCGCTGAGAAGTTGGAACTAGAAAAGAAATACGTTCGCAAACTAGCAACGATCTATCATAAGCAAAACTTAGCACAGGTTCAACAAGACGTTGAAGAAGTCGCCGAGTTATATGACTTGATTACACAATCAAACGAGTAACGTTGTTATGGGCATTTTCAAATTAACTTGGTTTATTATTAAATTAGTAATCGCTATATATCTAGCCTGGTTTATTTTGTCAGGTGCAGTGTTTTTGTTTACTATATTAATGATGGGGTAATACATGGAGTATGATACTAATAAATTTGAAATGCGTGATTGTTTTGGAATCTGCGATCTACCACCGCTCCTCTGGCAGAAGCAAGACCAAGGAGCGTTTGGTAAGATCGTAGCAGGTCGCCCAGTCGATGGACCTATCTTAGACTTAGCACTAGATGCATCCAAGTGGATGGAACTAGTCAAGGGTCGAGATGTAGTAGTTCAAGCAGGTGGTAACCAAGGCATGTATCCTAGATACTATGCTAATATCTTTGAGAAGGTTTATACCTTCGAACCTGACGTAGATAACTATTTTTGCCTTGACTTTAACTGCCAAGGTGTGCAATACTATAAGCAGAATGTTGGTTTAGGCGAATCAGATACGACAATGAATTTAGTTCAGTTATCACCCAATAATACAGGAATGCACAGAACTGTATCTGATGAACTTTTACTAGCAAACCCTAACATCCTGTCTGAACATGTATCGAAGGTCGAGATGGTTAGGCTAGACAGTTTAAACATCGAAGCGTGTGATCTATTACACTTAGATGTTGAACTATACGAAACTGAAGCACTCGTTGGTGCTGAAGAGACCATTAAGAAGTACAACCCAGTTATCGTGGTTGAGACAGGTGGTCGCCCAAGTCCCGCAGATGGGTATCTCCGTTTGCTTGGATATAAACTACATTCTCAGTTGAGAATGGATGCTATTTACGTGAAGGAGTAATATGAAACAAGGTGATATAATAACTGTAATGACAATGGGTGGAGAGTTCGTTGGTAAGCTAGACTATGAAAGTGCTGGCAGTATCACACTAACCGATCCGAAGTTCGTTACTGTTTCTCAAGAAGGTGGTATGGGCTTTACTAATGGTATCGCTATGACGGGTGTACAAGATCCCAAAACAGTGACACTCTACAACATAATGTTTACTGTAGAAACCAATCCTGAAGTAGTAAGTGCATATCGACAAGCAGTGTCTGGTATAATCACTAAGCCAGATCCTAAGTTCCAAATATAAGAAAGGCTATATATAATGAATAACTTTGAAGCGCCCGTGTTTGAAAAGGGCTATCCCGATTTTGATGCTGTCAATCGTAAAGAAGAGCAATCTTTTGAAGAGTTCGCTAATTACATTGTGAATGATGTATCAGATGAAAGCATTGAAAACCTGTTTGAAGAAATGGGTATTGAAATTGACATGAATAAACCATGGGTGGAAGAATCATGAGTGAAGGTAAGTTTGAAGTATATCGTGCCCACAAGATGCTTGATTGGCTAGAAGGCGAAGCAACACAGTGGGCAGAAAATCTTGTCGAAGAACACTTCGGTTGTGAAGAAATCTCAGAGTTAACGAAAGATCAAATCGAAGAAGTGATCGCTGTTGCAGAGGACCTTGATGAGCATTATGGTGATATGCTATCTTTGGGGATGTACAATATTGTCCGCTATTGGGAGAGTGAGAACGAGGAGTACATCTTATGAGACAGTGGGTTTACAATTGTTGGAATGTAGTGATGGATCACGAAAAGAATCCGTTAAGCGCAATTCCAGACTTCAGCACACGACATATGATCATGCAAGTACTAGCATGGATGTGGTGTATTGTATTTGCTATCATCGTAGGTAGCATGTGGGCAGGTATCTTTAGTATGATATTACACGCACTGTTGCTTGCCGCTATTGCAATCACAGTAGCAACATTTGAAACGGCGAAGCGTAAGCCACATTATTTTGGTGGTTATAATGGTCGTGCAAATGGTGGCGAACATGAGTGATTACACATGAAGTTTACACACCAACACAGTGACGGCACAAAGATTGAAATAGAAATGGCAGAACATGCGTCTATTGATGCTGTTCTCGAAGAGTTTCAAAACTTCCTTCGTGCTTGTGGATATGTGATTGAATACAATTATTGTTTAGTTTTGGAGAATATGGAATGAGTAAAGTTCTTATGTGTGATGTACCTTCTGGATACCTATATGGATTTCCACGGGCTTTTCCAAAAGAGGCTACTATTCATTATGGTGGCACTGACTATGGTGTAGCAAAAGACTTTAGTGTGAGTGAATGGGTAGTCGAATGTGGCTATCCGCAAAAAGAGATCGATAGTTATGGCGATCAGTTTTATTATAGATATTGGACAGAAGATGAGTAATTCAAATAAACCCTATCACAACAAAGGTGCTGGTCTAGCATTTTTAATTATTGCCTTTACAATGATTGGTATACCTGTTATAATAGGAACATCAATGGGTTGGTTTAACCTGTTTGGAATATTAGGACTGTAATCATGTATGTAGTAAGAAGTGACAAAGACAATGAGATAGTTGGCATGTGTTCTCTACTAAGCGATGCTAAGATAATGGCTAGTGAAGATTTCGATGGTAGTACATTCACTATCGAAGAGATGTCAGATGTTGATGCCGCAACGCACAAACATGAGCAAACAAAATGAGTGGACAAAGACGTTGGCTCAAAGTTTGGAGTAGAACTGTAGGTATGCCAGTTGGCATTACTGACGATGATAAGCCAGAGTTCTTGCCTATCAAGCAAGATGATGTCATAAAGGCATTATGGTTTAGATCGTTTTGGATCGTATTGCACGTACTAACTTGTTGTATGATCATTGCAGGCAATGGTAAATCACTGGGTATTTGGTGATGAGTAATAAGATACCATTGAAAGGTGGAGACGAATATGATGGTCTCACTAAAGCACGAAAGTTTTATCACTGGCAAAGTGGTCAACTAAAGAAGATAAAACGTGCTTACAATAAAAGGTTTAGAAAACAAGCGAAGAGTAAAATAGAGGAGAATGATTATGAGAGATAAACTGATTAAGGCTTTCGTTAGCCACGCAAGAGGTCATATCGACAAGCACGTTGTTAATGTTGAGGTGCTACTAGAGCATCCAGCAGGCATCAACGAACACGGAGATATCATCGCAGAGATCGAAAAAGAACTTGATGAAGTCGCTAAGTATGATGACTTGTTAACAATGGTCGATAAGTATCTTATACCTGCGCCTGGAATGGAGCAATATGTAAAATGAGACTAGAAGACTTTGCAGAGGATTTCGATGATGAAGATGTGACTTATGTTGAAATCGTCATCTACAGAAACAAGAATGGCAAGATGGTACGTGAAGTATTTGCTGTTGATTACTATGGCGATGAGGACTTTCAGTGGTCACGTTCAACTAAACCTTTGCAATAGAAAGAAATCAGATTATGGCAAATATAGCAAACTTAGATGTTTTTCCTATACCAATGAGCGTTGGTACTTTAGGTGAAGAGTCACGTGAATTAAATGCTAAACTATGTGAAGACTCGTTTAAAGCGTTTGATGAAGTAGAAGTAGAAGAGCGTACAGGTATACATATTCAACAGACTGTATCAGGTCTTGAAAGACACTACGCTTCATACGAAATACTAGGTAGAATGCTCACAGAGTATAGCAAGAACACTATCTTTGCTACAGGTACCCATAATACTGATATTAGGGCTGAGTTCTTTTGGGCTAATAAGAACACCAACAAGTCTGCGTTTCATATGCCACACTCGCATCAATTAGATGGGTACATGTGGACAGGCGTATATTTTCCTACGTCTGGTTGGCGAGACGGTGTTGCTATCTCTAAGTCACAGAACTTAGATGAGATGGTAGATATTACCTCAAGAACTCAGCCCGAGCCTGGTAGTCTAACGATATTAGATCCATTACAGTTTGTAAAGACTGGCGTTGCATCTAAGAAGACTGATCGATATCCATATTGGGGTAACCCGATTACGATCAAACCAAAAGAGGGGACTGTTGTATTGTTCCCAACTTACTTACCCCATCTAGTGACACCTACTGAAGAAGATAACTTCACTAGATTAAGTATCGCTTTCTATGTGAGAGTTCACACAGGAGACGGTGGTATTGATAAGTTTTAAGAAAGCGTTAAAGCAGATTGGCTTACTAGCCTTTCTGTTTTTTCTGATTAAAGGTATTGTGTGGCTTGTATTAGGTTACTTAGTTTATGTTGGTATTTTCTAAACGTCTAATGCCTAGCACTTTAGATACAGGATATGTGTCATAAGAAACTTTGTCATCTTGGTTACCACCTAGTATGACGTAGTGATTTTCACCATCTACCATCTTGGCGTAGATATAGAACCCTACGTGACCTTGCCAGCCTTGGTTGCCTCTAGAGAATATAACTATATCACCCATTCGTGGTTCTTGCACAGCGTCTCCCCAAAAGAGAAAGCTACGTGCCATAAAGGGATAATCATTGACACTATCAGAGCCTGGGATTAGATTGACCCGCAGAATTGCGTTTACGAAAGCGGCGCACCACTCGTATGAGACTGGGTCAATCTTTAATAAAGTCCTCAGATCATTCCTGTTCGTAGTCTCGCTGAAGCCAACAAATGCATCAGCAGTTTTGAGATAGTTAGGATATGTTGGGATTTTTTTATTAAATGATTCTATAGCAGACGTATCACAAGCACATAGTAAAAAGAATACCATTATCTTTTTCATATACATATTTATACATTAAGGAGTGTAATTATGAACGATACGATTGAAACAAATACTCACAAGGACGTGAGCGAAAAGTCTTTAGATGAGTTACTAGAAGACGTAGAGCAGGTTGAACGTGACTTTAGATTAGGTAAAATCGAAGAGAAAGCCGTAGAAGAGTACATGCTAAACGTAGCAAAGTTTCTTAAAATACCTACAGAAAGCCCTTGACATTCTCTTTAAAATCAGTTATATTAGTAATATAAACTAACAGAGGAAAAGCATATGTCATATGAAGTTCAACTCGATATTTCATCAGAATCAACTCATGATGAAGTACTTCAATTTGCAACCGAACACGGTTGTACAGCAAAACTTCTCATAGAAGACGGTCCTGCTGGCGGTAATCCACTTTACTTATTCCAATCTGAATCATTTGATATGCTTCAAGAATTGTTTGAACAAGTTATGGGCCACGGTCATGGCTTTGATGAAGAAGAACTTAAAACTATGTTTGTCGAGGTATAATAATGCTCATATTGTCTGTAATTTT